ATTCTGGAGGACTAGACACAATGCGCATCAACAAATCGCCGCATGCGCGCAACGTCGCGCGTTACAAGCGTAATCTGCGCAAGGTTTACGCGCGTGCTACTGAGGCAGACCGTAAGGAAGGTTTAGCGTGGTATCCTACCGCGCAAGCTGGATGCGAAACATGGGCCCGTGGTTTCGGTTTGGATGCTCGCACGGTAGCGTCAGTGATTGCAGCTATCAGTCCCCAATGCGATTGGACGTCTAACCTTCGCATCGCGTTCGAGCTTATCTCAGGCCAAACCACGGTAACAGGTGGCGCGCTAAGGGCGAACGTCTACAAAGCACGGGCGATACTCGCAAACCGCGCGACTGAGGTAACGAACTACTTCAAGGTTGCTCCAAAGGTTACCGCGTTCTCGCAGAACCTTAGTGGGGTGCGTCGTGCGGTAACCGTGGATGCGCATGCTGCGCAGGCCGCAACAAACAACCTTAACGTGAGCACGGTCCGCCCTGCGGCGTATATCGTGTTTGCCGAATGCTACCGCGCGGTAGCAGATGAGTTAGGCATTGACCCACGAGACTTTCAGGCTATCGTTTGGTGTGCATGGAAACGGCGCTATAGCCCGGAGCGCAAACGCGCCATCAAACGGCAGGCTAAGGCGGAGGTAAGCTAGTGGCTTGCCTTGCCTGCGGTGGCTTGCTTGCCTTGCTTGGTGGCTTGGGACGTCTTACTTGGTTCCGCTGTCGCGACTGCGGGTTAGACCAGTGTCGTAAGCTCACGGCGGAGGACCTAGACAATGAATGACGCGCGAGAGGACAAAGCAGTAACGCGGTTTGCGCTCGAAGCCTACCACGGGTTACTGTCCGATACGTTGAACGCGCGCCACAAGTCGCGCGGTAATGATGCGGCATGCGACGCGATACGCGCGACTATGCGACGCGTGGAACGTCTAGCGCTAACGCTCAAAATGGAGGAGACCAGTGTTGACTAGCTTACCGTCACGATTCGCTGTGGACGATACCGATATACCTAGTGGGGGTTACCTCCGCTCCTCTCGCGCGCGACGCGCTATTGCGCAAGGGGCTCCCCGCCCCACGCGTAAACGCGCGCGACGTTTGCACAATTTGAGAGTAGCGCGCATGCGCGCACTACTGCGAGCAGAGTTAGACGACGCGCGGGCGTTCGCGCACGCGTTCGATTCTACGTTCTAGCGCGTTCCGCCCATACCCTACCAACTAGCGCGCTCCGTCCACACGGGGCGTGCCCCTACCACACGTAACAATCAACTCGCAAGGCAAAGTTAGTGCGCGCATCGCGTGCTAACTGTCGCGCGTAGCATGCTTTAAGCATGCTCGCAGTGGTTTGAAAACGCCGGCCGCACGCCGTCCGCCAGGCCCTGCCGGCGCGCGGCGAGCGTAGCGACATCGTCCGTGTGTGGGACTCCCGCCAGAAAAACCCGGCCCAACTTCGCCAGGGCAAACAGCTGGAGGGAAAGGGGTTAGCTACCCCCGGCCAATTTCTAGGGGACGACTACTGGGGTGGTGGGTGTGGGTGCGCCAGGACGTGGGGGAGGACCTGCGATGTCACTGCAATTATAGGCGATGTGTTGCGTGCATGCAAACTGTGTGCTAGGCTTGGTGCATGGGCCTCTTCCGGTTGGTGTTCCTGTGCCTCGGGTTCGCCGCTGGTTGCTGGTTCAAACACCTAACCCGCCCGGATTCAACGACTTACAAGGACTAATGCCCTCCACCAGAGTAGCCAATGCCGTGGTCACCGACGAACAGCGGCAGTCTCCGCCGGCCAGCGTGGAGCTGCGCGCTCCCTCGTCCCGGCTGCGCCGGTCCGAGGACCGTGACCGGGAGCGGGAGGACCGCAAGCGCGGACCCAAGTCTGCCGAGGATGCCGACGCCATCACCCAGCTGACCATGCGCCTGATGGACAAGCTGACCGCTGCCGAGATAGCGCGCAAGGCGGAAGTGGACCCGCGCGCCGTGCGCACCGTCATCAAGGCGGCTCGCGCCAGCCTGGCGTCCCGAGCCGAGTTCTATGTCGAGGCCCATGCTGCCGCCACCGCTGTGGCTGCGCTGGCCGGCGACGCGAAGCCAGCCCAGTGGGCTATGGAGCGCATCGCAGAGGAAGGCGAGCGCATCGTGGATGCGCCCGAGGAGAACAAAGTCCAGCAGGCGCCCACCTTCACCCTGGGCTTCGTGGTCGGCGGCATGCCGGCGGTCAAGGCGCTGCCCCCGGTCATCGACGCCGAGACGGTGAAGGGCTGATGCCTGGCGTCGTCCCGATTCCGCCGCACATCCTCGAACGCATCGAGACGGAAGCCTCGAAGGCTGTCCGCCCTGACCTCCGTAAGACGGTGTTCCTGCCGGGCGACCCCGACATCCCGAGCGACGCGTTCTGTGTGCGCCGCAGCGACGGCATGGTCGAGGTGCTGTATCGGCCCGACTCCGAGAAGCACAAGGTCTACCATCGCAGCAGCATCCCGAAGCTCATCATGGAAGGCCGGCGCGGCACCGGCAAGTCGCATACGATGCGGTGGGACTTCCACATCCGCGCGATGAGCTACCCCGGCTTCAAATACCTGATGCTTCGGCGGACGATGCCCGAGCTGCGCAAGTCCCATCTCCTGTTCCTTGAACACGACATGGAGAAGATGGGCGGCGTCGCGCTCGGTGTGCGGTCGGGCAACGTCGAGGCCCACTACCCGAAGGTGGGCGGGCTGCGCTCGCTGGGACTGTTCGGGCACTGCGAGACCGAGGCCGACGTTCTGAAGTATCTGTCGGCGCAGTTCGACGCCATCTGCTTCGATGAGATAACCACCTTCGACTGGGACATGGTGACCCGCATCAGCACGAGCTGCCGTGTGCTGGAGGGCAGTGGGCTCACCGCCATCATTCGCGGCGGGACCAACCCCATCGGCGTGAGCGCGGACGAAGTCTACCACTACTTCATCGCACGCGATGTCCTCCCCGAGGAGGACCGCAAGTATGAGCCGAACGACTGGGGCGCCCTGCACATCGAGCGCGCGGACGCCTCGCACGTAGACTTCGAACAATACGACAAGCAGTTCAGCGGTCTATCGCAGGCGTATCAAGACGCCTGGCTCGAAGGGAAGTGGGGAGTCGAGGGCGCCTACTTCACCATCGAGGAAGACAACCTCACCCAGGAAATCCCGATGGTGATGGGCAGCGAGGACGAGCCCGCGCGCATGGCGCGGCACTGGCCCTGGATGAACATCTACCGCGTGTTCGACTACGGCTTCCATGACCCGGCGGTGTGCGTGTGGGTGATGGTGCTGCCGAACGGACGCTACATGCCGTTCCAAGAAGCGAGCTGGGTCCACAAGACGGCGCAGGAAATCATCCCCGACATCGAGCGCCTGTCCGAGGACATGAACATCCTGGGCACCATCGCGGACCCGACGCTGTGGAAAGGCGAGAAGGAGATGGGCCACTGCATGGCGCACATCTTCGAGGACGCCGGCATGCCGCTCACGGCTGGCATCAACGACCGCACCGCGAACGGCTTCGCCACCCAGGAGCTGCTGCAGAGCAGACTTAGCGATGGGTTGCCGGCTATGGTAATCTATGAGCCGGGATGCCCCACGCTGGTGAAAACGCTGCGCTCGATGCGCATCGACAAGAAACATCCCGGCCGTTTGGCCGACTCGAAAGTTGACCACATGCCCATCTCGTTGGGCTATCTCTCGATGGCGGCGCCGCCACCGACTCGCGTGCCGAAGCTGACACGCGAGCGTCCCTGGATGAAGACCACCCAGGGCAAAGCCTATGTGATGGGTTCGAACAACGTGCGCCGCCGCGCCAACTCGGTATACGATTCGCTCTGAGGACAACATGGATAACTACGCACCCGAACCGCTCGATGCCGAGAACACGCCAGCCGAGGGCACCAGTGTCGCCCCGGATGTCAGCGCGTCGGCACCGGACGCCAACGCTCAGCCCAAGTTGTTCCGAGCCCGCATCGCGCGCTCACGCAACTACAAACGCCAGCTCATCGAAGGTTGGCGCGAGAACATCGACCGGCGGCGCGGCAAGGTCTACGACAGCGACAGCGACGACGACCGAGTCGCCATCACCTACGACTGGAGCGCGACCAAGGACAAGCACGCGCAGCTGTTCAGCCAAGTCCCGCAGGTGCGCCTGAAGGCGAAGAAGAAGGCGTTCAAGGCTGCGATGCCGACGCTGGCGCGCAAGGTGAACGACGCGCTCGCCACGGGCGGGCTCGGCACGGCGATGAACGAGGTGATGCCCGACGTCATCAACGCCGCTGGGTTCGGCATGGTCAAGGTGGCCTACGAGTCGCGGCAGGAAATGCGCGACCTGCCGGAGAAAGAGACGACCGCACCGGCAGCGCCCGCCGAGATGGCGCCGCTCGACGCCGACGCGATGCAGGAACCCGGTGAGCCCGGCGCTCCCGTGGAAAACCAGGAGCCCGGCGAGGGACCGCAGGCGCCACCGGCACCACCGAAGGTCACGCCGACGCCGTATACCACGGCCAAGCGAATTATCATGTCCAGGGTAAGCCCGAGCGACGGGCTGTGGGACCTGACGTTCAGCGGCTCGAACTTCAACCGCTGCCCGTGGGTCGGAGAGACCGGGCGCATGCACTGGTCGCGCGCCTCGAAGGAGTTCAAGCTCAAGCCGAGCGAGAAGTCCACGGTCTGCGGCACGGGCGTGAAGTCGAGCTACGACCGGCTGACGAATGACGAGGAGCGGGACCGCTACGTCGAGACCGAGATGGTCGAATACGACGAGATTTTCTACTGGCGCTACCTGTTCCATGATGACGAAACCTCGTTCGAAGCCATCCAGCGCATGGTGTTTGTGCGTGGCAAGCAGGAGCCCGCCATCAACGAGCCGTGGAACGGACAGAAGCGGCTGGACGAAGTCACCGGCAAAGAGAAAGAGGACGGCACCGTCATCGTGGGCGCGTGCTTGTTCCCCATCCAGTTCCTCACGCTCACCTACCTGAGCGACGAAGCGATTCCGCCGTCCGACACCGCGATGGGCCGGCCGCAAGTCGAGGAGCTGATGCAGGGGCGGACCGACATGATGCTGCAGCGCCGGCACTCGCGGCCGATGCGCTGGTTCAACAACATCCTGGTCTCCCCGGAAATCGCGACCGCACTGATGCGCGGCACGTGGCAGGGGGCGATTCCGCTGAACGGCAGCGGCGACCGGGCGGTTGGCGAGATTGCTCGCGCCTCCTACCCGCAAGAGAACGACATGTTCGACCGTATCGCCAAGACGGAGCTGCAGCAGACGTGGGGGCTCAGCTCGCAGGGCAACGGCGGCGGCTCGAACACGCAAATCCGCACCGCAGCGGAGGCGAACAACGCGCAGGCGAACATGACCACCCGCGTGAGCTTCGAGCGCGCCCAAGTCGCGCAGCTCGTGGCGAACGTGGGCCAGATTGTGGCCGGCTTGCTCTGCCTCTACGGCGACTGGGACGAGGAAGAGACCGCAGCGCTGGGCGACATGAGCCTGCTGCACCTCCCCGGCTACTACACCTACAACATCCGCACGGATGCCACGGTGCTGCTCGATTCGAACCAGCGCTACCAGCGGCTCGAACAGTGGTGGAACATGACAGCGAAGTCGGGCATGGTTGACCAGGAGGGCCCGCTCCAGGAGATGGCGTCCCTCATCGACGTGGACGAGGAATCGGTGAAGAACCCCGCGCCGAAACCGCCAGACCCGCCGAAGGTCACCTACTCGTTCAAGGGCGAGGACCTCGACAACCCGGTGGCCGTCGCCATCATGATTGCTTCCGGCACGCTGCCGAACGCGCAGGCTATCGAGGCCGCGAAGCAAGCCATCCTCAGCTCGAAGCAGCTGCCGGCGCCTCCGCCGCCACCCGGCATGCCGCCTGGTGGACCCGGTGGGCCAGCCGGCCCTGGCGGGCCGGGCGCTCCGCCGCCGCCTCCGGGACCAGGGGCACCCCCGCCTCCGGGTCCGCCGGTCCCGCCGCCTCACGTGGCATCACCGCAGGTTGACCACCACCCGGAAATCGACATGGCCGGCAGGGTGAACAAGCGAATGCAGGACGGCAGGTAACACTGGCACGGGGCTTGCATGACACTGAAGTGTGGGTGGGCTGGATGTCCGGGGTTCCCGGCGTCCAAGCCCGCACCGATTCCGCCGCCCCTTCCTTGTGACTGCGGGCGCGCACCAAAGGCCAAACATGGGTAAATCAATCTTCGCGTCGAAAACGTTCTGGGTCAACGTGTTGGGCGGCATTGCCTCGGGCAGCGCGCTCGCCACCGGTTACCTCCCGCCCAAGTATGCCCCGGCTGTCGTCTCTGCCGGCGCCATTGCGAACATCCTCCTGCGGTTCGCGACCAACCAGCCCATCCAGTAAGCGAAGGGACTCCACCGTGAAGATGGTTGACGCTCGATGCCGCGTGTGCGCGGTAGTTCGGAAAGACACCCTTCAGAAAGACGGCGGCTCCATCGCTTCGTGCGCGTCCTGCGGCGGCGAGATGGAGCGCATCTTCCAGATGGCCGGCGAGAAGACCTCGGACGTCCATGTGGACAGCATCCCCGGCGGGCTCTACATCAAGCACGGGCTTTGCAACGAGGACGGCACCCCGCGCCGCTACGACTCCTACTCCGAGATTCGGCGCGAGGAGGAGAGACGCGGGCTCATCCCCTACGTCACACACGAGGTAGACCCGGCGAGCGGCAGCGACAAGAACCCATACACGCAACGGTTCATCGGTTTGCCGGCCTCGCTGACGCCCGAAGACGAAGCTCGGCGCATCGCGGCCTGGCACGAGCACGAGAAAGCGGAAGGCTTCGCGCCGCCCAAGCCGGCGGAGAAGCAGCGCGGTATCAGCGTCGGCGCGCACCGCGACCCGAAGGGTGAGACCAAGGAAATCATCAAGGCACACATATGAGCGACAGCACGAACCCCAATCTCCCGAGCAACATCCCGGCCAACTCGAACAGCATCCTCAACGGGGCCACAGACCCCACACCACAAGCCGGCGAGAAGGGCAGCAAGTGGCGGGCCCTGGTCTCCTGGCTGAAAGGATTCGGCAAGTGAACGAGATTATTCGCAGCCTCACCACGCACCACGACGGACACGGGCTCAACGAATCCATCAGCATCGGAACGGATGCCCCAGATGGTAGTGGCGCCGCGCACTTCTATATCTTGAGCATCGACGGCGAGACCATCGCAACCATCCAGTTCCAAAAGGGCCCGCGCAATGTCGAGGGCTCGCTGCCCGGTGCGACCGAAGCAGCGCTCTACGCCATCCTCATCGACCGACTCGATGGGTTCCAGAGGGGGCCGTATCCGTCGAAAGAAGGCGCGATGCAGCTCACCAAACTGCAGGAATGCAAAATGTGGGCACGCGAGCGCGCCGACGAACGGGCGAAGCGCGGCGTCCTGGGGACAAACAACAAATGATAAAGCTCACCGACGCACTCGACACCGCTGACCCGATTCCGCAGCCACAGAAGACCGAGCCGGTCGAGGTGTGGACGTTCGTGTTCCAGAACGGCGGCAGCGCCGTCTACCCGATTCGCACCGACCGCAACGAGAAAGCGCTCATGGTGCAGAACCCCATCGACAAGTCGCTCGTGGAAATCCGCCTGGTCTTCCGCGACGACACCACCAACGAGCCCGTCTCCACCATCAGCTTCATCGTCGCCAACCTCCAGTCGTGGGCAATGGACAAGGGCAACATCCCCGTCTACGCGCCTGGCGAGGACCCGGTGTCGCAGGAACTGAAGCGCACGCAAGGCGTTCGCGAGCAGCGCGCTGCGGCCTGGGAGAAAATCGCCAAGGCGCGCGAGGAGGAGTTCGCCCGAGAGCTAGCCGACGCCGAGAAGTAATCGTCCACCCCGCACGCCACCTCGTAACGGAGCATCACGCACATGGCTTTTGAAGACACCGTAGACCTCATCAAGAACTCGCTGGCGAATGCCGGCGACGAACCGCCCGCCGACGACGCCGACCTTCCTGGAGCGGACGAGTTTGGCGAACCCCTCGAAGACACCACCGACCCCATCGAAGACGAGGCGCCCGTTGCAGACGAGCCTCCCGCCGAGGAACCCGTGGTCGAGGAGGAACCGGTCGTTGAACCGGTCCCCGAGGTCAAGCCGCCAGTCGAGGAGAAACCGGCCAAGGAACCGGCCACCGAGGAGAAGGACGAGCTGGCTGGCATCGCAGCCAAGGACTCCCGAGGGCGCGAGAATCGCATCCCCTACTCGGCTGTGGTCCGCATCAACAAGAACGCCGTCGCCAAGGCGGAGAAGGCGCTCACCGAGAAGTTCACGACCGAGCGCACGCAGCTCGCGACGCTCAACCAGGAATACAAGACGCGCCTGGAGGACATCGGCGTCACCGAGAAAATCATGTTCGGGGACGCCGGCAAGTTCGTCGGCATGCTGATTGACGCCGTGCCGGGCTACAAGGAGCTGCTGGGCGACCACGTCCAGCGCAACGAAGCCGGCCATGTGGTGGGCGTCAAGGCGAGCGCGGCGGCGGCGCCGGCTGCGGCAGTGCTCGACCCGACCGACCCCGAGCCCAAGCCCGACGTGGACGAGAACGGTCGAATCGGGTATTCGCCCGAGCAGTTCCAGAAGCTCCGCCAGTGGGAGCGCCGGCAGGCTGTGGCGGAGGGCGTTCGTATCGCGGAGGAGCGCATCGGCAAGACCTACAAGCCGGTGCTCGACGCCTACACGACCCACCAGAAGGCACGCGAGAGCATCGCGGCTCGTGACCAGGGCATCAACACGCAGATTCAGGAAGCCTCGAAGTGGCCCGGCTGGGACACCCACTGGAAGGAAACCCTGAAGGTCATGAACGACGACTACGAGCTGCACAAGGCAGACCGGCAGTATGCGTTCCCGGACATCCGGTCCGCCTACCTGCATGTCCTGAACACCAAGGCGACCAGACAAGCGGAGACAACCGCTCAGATGGAAGCCCGTATCGCCAAGGAGACACGGGAGCGGCTGCGACGGGCTCCGAAGTCAACCTCGGCGTCCAGCGTCGCGACCAGCGCCGGCATCGAGCGCGAGGCGCCGGCTGACAAGCCGATGACCACAGCGGAGCTGGTGAAGGCCAGTATCAAACGCTGATGCCTCTCTATTCCTTCAAGTGCGAGGGCTGCGGGGCGACGCGTGACGTCCCCCTGCGGCTCGCGGAGATGGACGACCCCCGCCAGCATCCCCACTGCCCGCGCTGCCCCCACTACGGGCGCATGCAACGGGTAGCCACCAGCGCCTCCCTGACGTTCAAGGGGAGCGGCTGGACCCCGAAACACTACTGAAAGGCCCCTTTTGGGGTCATTTTCGTGTCGGTGTCCTCTCCGAGTGTCAATCATTTGACACCTGG